TAGATAGCATGGACAGTGGTTGAGGTACCTTAGTACCGAAACCCTCTAGGTTTATTATACTTTATCCTTGTCAATCACTTCTGTCCTCGCCATCTTTACTGCTCTAAATAGTTTCTTGAAATAAAGCATAGTGTTTACACCAGTACCATAGTCTCTACCAATCTTAGCAAAGTTAGGGTTATCTGATAGGCAAGCATAACAGAATGAACGGAACTGAGTTTCGTTCATGGAGTTTTGCTTCTTGTTTACTGTAACAGCAGTATAGAAATCATCCAATGAAACACCCAGTTTATCCAGTATGTCCATTACCTCAACAGTGGGGAACTGTTTGCTGTAATCTAATACAGAGTTTCTTATGTGCTGCCATTTTTCTAGGTTGGTCCTAAGACCCGATAGTTCTAGTGGCGGAATCGTGTCAAACGATTGCGACATAAAACCATTAGTGGAACGAAACAAATCATAGCATTGTAGTAGTTTGTCAAAGTAGTTGAGCATTGTGTCGGTTGTCCACACATGACCATCTCCTAATGTGTAACCCATGATTTCACATATTCGTTCACCTTGCCACATGCCATAAACGGCATCAACTTTAATGAATGTGTCAGTCATTATGCTTCCTCCTCAGTAAATAAGGAATCCCAACACTCAGGATGGAATCCTGTTTTCATTAACTCTCTGTCTCCTAGTGACATGTCGGGAAACGCTTGCTGGATAAGGATTTCCGCAGATGACCACCTTTCGTAAGCGATTTCATCTACGAACATAATCGTAGTAGCACCACATACGGGACACATTGGTGTCTGTATAGATTTCATATCACCCTCCTTGTTTCTTTAGATAGTCGTAGATTTCATCAACTAATTGTGTAGTTGCACCAACAGTCATTTCTTCTTCAATCATTTCATAAATACGATTGAACTCACGATTAACATAAGCCATTGATTCTTCATCGCCTTCAACACCCGACTCAAGATGTTCTAGCAATGTTGTTACCTCATCCTCGGTCATCAAGTCTTTGTTGAACGCATATTCTAGCATTGCTTGAACCATCTTAGATTCATTATAGGTTTCGGCAACTTTATCAATGAACTTGGTTTGCATGTAAGTAATGAACTCGTCAGGTAAATCATGGTTGTCACCATCATACTCATAATCGTTGCTTAAACCATTAACGACAACCACTGGACCACGAATCTCCTGCATAAACAGGGCACTAGCAATCCAATTCATTTCCATGTCAAGGATTAGCCCCTCATCATGGACATAACCAACAGCCACAATGTCTTTGGATACTTGCTTACGAACCGCATCAATCGTACCACCAACATAATGTTGAATGTTTTCTAGTTCTCCTACTTGTATTCGTTCAACCTTGGCACCAATGCCACTATTGATTAGCAACCCATGTACTGTACTCATGTTAAGCCTCCACGCTCATGAACTCTGGATGAAACTCGCCACTAGCATCAACGATAGACATGAAATCTACCTTGATACTAGCATCTTCTAACGCTTGAATAATACTTTCATCTATCTCGGCACCATCATAGGTGACGACTAACCGCACTTCATATTCCATCATATTCTCCCATATGTTGTTTGTTGTTATCCTTAGCGGAGGCTGGAGTTTCATTGTCCAGCCCCCGCCCCACTATATCAGCGTAGGCACTGTTGTGCATTATAGCAGGTCCAACCCTTTAACGGTGGACATGATATAAGCAACACCATCAGCAACAGGGTCACCTGTTGCGTTCTGAATCCTATCTATTGAAACATCAGCCTCAATACGCTTCGCTTGTGTAAGGTCATGTGGACGACCATACCCTGCACCAATCTGTGTACATTTCTTTGCAGGTGCCCAACCAGTCTGTTCCAAGATACTGAAACCAACACGGCGTAGCATGGACGGATGAGCCATAGCGAACATAAGGTTGTTCACATCAAGGCGTTCCTCGGATGAATGTAACTTGATTAGTTGTGAGTGCTTCTTGTTATCGTATTCGGTAGCACTTTCTAGCCACACCTCAACACCCACACCCAACTTGTTAAGCACATCCACTAAGGCTACCGCTAGAGCACCACGCTGTTGAATCGCTTCGGCACTAACAGCGCAACTAGCAGCACCATTAACGAGAACCTTAACGACACGACCCATCCGACCAGCAGGAACCACATCATACTCCAACATGCACTCAGGGTCACCCATAAGGAATCGGTCAATGTCCACGCTATCGCCACCATAATCGTAGCGCATCTCAAACACATCACCAATCGCCATGTTAATCTGTTCCTCCATCCGTGAGAACATAGCCTCAACCTTAGGACGAATCTCCTGCCAACCATCAAAGCCCATCTGCACTGCCGTGTCAAGGTCAGGCGAACCATACCAATCTTTCTCAGACCTCGTATCAGATGAACGCCTGTTGGTGTTGCTTTTTGCATATGTGAGAGCCTCGCCTAACGAGGCGAACTCATCAATCCACACATCATCTACCGTATGTACTTTCATGTTACTCTCCTCCATTAATCATAGTGTAAGCCGTGCGACCTACCCAAGTGTGACATAAGCGATGTCCCGATAAGCGACACAGCATATCTAACGAATAACCAACTAGCAACTTCATAAATCCTCCTCTTTGACGAGCATGCCCACCCACGCTGGGAGAATGGGTGAGCACACACAAGCCATTATAGTGTAGCACCACCCGATGGGACAGTAACACCTTCCATCACCTTAGCGAATTGCTCAGGCTTAAGACCACTAGCAAAGGTCATCGGCACACACTCTTGGAATGTGAACCCAGTGTTAAGCAACCGTGCACCATGATAAGAGTCTCGTGGTGACACGATAACCTTAAGACCATGAGCAGAGACATTGCTTCGTGCCTTACGAACAATGTCCAACCATGACCTACCAGCATCAGCGTCCACACTAAGGTCACCAACGATACCAGCCTCCATAATCTCATCAATCTGCATATCCATCTTAATGAAACGATTCAGCGTGGAACCATCAATTACCTGACGACCCACATACTCGGCGGTAGCACCGTTGCCGTATGTGTTAGCAGAGGCAATCGCCACGAACTTCTCGTGACGCTTGACCTTACCATCAGGGAACATCATCCAACCGTTACTGAGCGCACTGTTCAGCGTTAGCAAGATATTCGGATTCGCAGCGTCAATCTCATCAAGCAGATACACACCGCCATGCTCAAAGCGTTGGCGGAACTCCACTGACTGATACAACCCATGACCATCCTTATAGCCCTTGATTTCCGACTTGGACGACTGTGAACAGAACGACTCAGGACTATACTCCAATCCAAGTGCCTGTGCAATCTGTTCTGCCATCATCGTCTTACCAACACCAGCCGTGCCAGTAATCCAAGGCGATAAACCAGCGTTCACAACCTTGAGTACCTTCGGAAACAGGTAATGTGTACGACCCTCAACCTTGCGGGTAACACCACCAGTAAGGTCAATCTGTATCACTTCAGGCTTAGACTCACGAACCACCCTAGTGAGATGGTCAATTTGTGCCTTGACAGCAATCGCATGATTACTAATCGCTTCGGCAACAATACCATTGACCACTTCCTTGTCCACGCCACTCTCGGTGTAAGCAGACATAGCCTCGGTGATAACATTACGCAACGCATCCTCAACACCCGATGGTGTAGCACGGACAGGCTCCGTAGTACGAAGAATCGGACTAGGTTGTGTCACCACAGGTGACGGAACCGCAGGACGAGAACCAGCACCCAACACAATGTCGGTACGGTCAGCCATAAGGTTATTGGACAACATCCGCAACTCGTAAGCCGTATAGGACAACGGTGACTTACCAACGAACTTGTGCCCAAGTAAGCCTGCCACCTTGATAAGAGTGTTGCGGTCTAGGTGACGAATCTCCCTCGTCATCTCCCGACCAGCCTCACTGAACTTGATTACTGCTTCCTTCGTGGCACAATTAATGCTCACGATTATATCTGCTTTCCCAGCCATTATTTCCTCCTGCCTTTCGGCGTTATATCGGCATGGCGGAATTGCCAAGCCGAAACCCTATCTTTGACGCACACACCCACCCACATGTGCGTCATTCGCTTTCTACCTGAATCAAATAGTCCATAGTTGCCCAACCTTCGCTTACCGACAACTCGTGCAATTTATCACCAATACGCATAAGCATAACATGACAATCGTCCTCAGTCAAATCGGGACGCAACATTTGCACATCTTCCCACACCCACCTAATGACAACACCTTCCTCCTCAGGCTGTGGGCGACTCGCCCACTTCATGGCACCTAATAGACCGAACACTAACACCACGAACACCACACCCCACACCTCGTAAGCATCTAGCGTTATCATACATTCTCCTTAACCATATAACAATCGGCACCTCTAACCGCTAGCAGGACAAACCCGCTAGCCTCCTGCTCATACACCAGCATCATAGCATTATCAAACCGTTCATCAGCATCACGGACAATCCAATGACCCTTACGACCCTTGACATACACGATGTCACCATAACCGAACCTCGGCTTACTCATTGCGCTACCTCCTGAATCTGAACCTCATCATACCCATCATTACGCCAATCCTCGGCAAGACGCAACGCTGTCTCATAATCCAGCGCATAATCGTTCACCTCACCACCACCAACCCACACCGAATACTTCCTATCCATCACTTACCTACCTTTCCGCAAGCGTTACGAAAACGCACCAAATTGAACTTCGGATTATCTTCCTGAAATAGCAACTCCAACGAACGAATCATAACCTCGCCCGCTTCAGCATGAAGAATCTCACCAATACTAACACTCTCGGACACATCAGCGATTATCTCAGCAATCGCCTCATAATGCCTATGGGAAAACGCACTCATCACTTACCAACCTTTCGCATAATCACTCGTGACGGCTTGCAACCACAAGCCACCTCAACAACTTTGACGAACACTTCCGTCCGCTTACTACACGATGGGCACTCATAAGTGCCCTTAGACAGTAGTTTCCTTTCCATTACTGCATTACTCATACACGCCTCCCAGCGATATACTATCTGCACACGGTGTGCAATCAGATGCACGGACAAGGGGAATGTCCGTGCACCCTCAACCAACCGTATTACTTTGCGGACACCTTCGTGTAGGTGTAGAACAATGTTGGGTTCTGCTCGTCCGACTCCACGATGGACGATGCGATTAGAGCCTGAATGATAACCTTCTGCTCGGTTCCGTCCACCTTGCGAACATCAACAACCGTGCCAGTCTCCAACACTTCGCTTGCGTTATCAAACGCAACCGTCCACCACTTGTCGCACTTTGCGTAACGACCCATTACAATTACTGCTTGCTTTGCTTTGCGTGCCATGATGTCCTCCCAGACTAATCGGCATTACTCGTGGCTGTCCGTTCACGGACATCTAATGTCGCAACACCATGTCGCAACCACCACACTTTCCCTCTTTGACGCTCACACCCACCCACTTGAGTGTGTGTGAACACCATGTCACTCGGCAACACCGAACGACACAATCCCTCTTTGACGCACACGCCCTCACCCACACACTAGCATGTGTGAATCATGTGTGTTCATCGCTGAACCGTTGCAATTCCTTCTTTGACACGCACACCCGCCCCCGTATATGGTTTGGATACAAAACAGTCTGCTCCGCAATGACCCGCCCGCCTGCATGTAACAGCAAAAAAGTTGGGGTTAAGGTGCGTTCGGGTCCGCCTGCGCAATGATTGCAACGGTTTCCAGTCCCAATGCGGACGGGGGGGCGTATGGGGGGGGCTACGGCTCGCTCTGTCTGGTACTCTATGACGATAGAGCCAGAGGGCAGTTTTGGGATTGGGGTGTTATATGGCTTGTCCATGCTATGACCTTGGTCACATGGGGTGGGGGTCTGATGGGTTGGGACCCTTATTTGATATAGTGTTGTATATAAAAAAACCACCCCGCTAGGGGTGGTTTATTACAGTAGTGTTACGGGAATGTTACAGTAGTGTTACAGAACTATGAACCCTTAACCCATTTCTGGTTACGGGGTTGAGCAGTCTTAGACTTCTTCCACTTAACCTCATTAGCCCACCACGCTGCGCTAAGTGGTCCTTTAGCAATATTCTTAGCATGACGAGATTTAAACATTTTGTTTTGTCCAGCAGTTTGATTAGTTTTAACACCTTGCTGCCCAAACCTAAGGGTTTTGATTTGTCCACCAGATTTAGCAACGACAATGTGAGACTTGGTAGGATGGTTGGGTGTTCTTTTGGGCTTGTTGTAACCGCTAACTCCTGCTCGTGCTAGCCGTGAGTCACGCTTTACTGTTGCCATTATGCTGTCCTTGCTTTCTTCCCAGCCTTCTTAGCGGCTGGAGTATTAGAAACAAACTGTTGACCCTTCTTAGAACCAGCAACCTTTTTCTTGTTAGTTGCGGCTTTCTGACTTGGTGACAGGTTTTTCCATGCCGACTCTGGTAGATACCTTGTCGTACCAGTACTTCTACCAGCAGGCTTTCCATCAGATGTTGTCCATTTTTCTTTAGTCCATTTACTTAAATTAGATTGGGCTTTAGATTTAGTACCCGTATAACCACCACCAGCCTTCTCATAGCGTTGCGCTACAAGTTGTGCTTTGCGGGCTGACCACTGTCCAGCCTTACCACCAGATGTCCCAGCCTTAACGGCTGACACAATCCGCTTCCTCAGTTCAGGTTTAGTGTAACCCATTACTTCTTTGGTTTCGGCTTACGCTTAGCCAACAACCTAAGTAATACTCTGTCTTGGTCACTTACGGTCATACTCATCCCAATCATAATCAACACTATCCAAAGCAGCAAACACCGCCCTAACAAACAAGGCTATTCCCCCGAAGGTTAAAAACGCTGTCCCTACAATAACAACCAATGTTCTCATTACCCATCCCTTTTGTCCACGCTAAACATGGTTCTTGTATATTATATTTTATAATAGATTATCTCAGTTAACGCCCCACTACACTGGCGTTTGTGGGACGAAACCAACAGGTTGAGTCCCCCCTGTTACCCCCCATACTAAAAACATGCTGTTCCCTATACAAGTTCAATACAAGTTGACACAAAACCTAATGCCAGTATGAAACAACCTAAAGTTGTAACATAACTGTAACAAAAGTTTAACACAACTGTAACATACTAGGGAACATGCGGTGTTCTATAGAATGTCAGAAAACACTGAACTCACCCTAGACGCTAGGCAAGAAAAGTTTTTAAACTGGCTGTGCACACCTGCTAACGGCAGGGTGCCATCCAGCCAAAACCAATATGCCAAAACAGAAGGCGTGGACGAAACCACACTAAGACGATGGAAAAAGAAACCAGCGTTCAAACAAGAGTGGGAACGCCGTGTTAATGAACTTCAACAGTCACCCGAAAGAACACAAACATTGCTGGACAATCTATTCCAGCGTGCTCTTGAGGGGGATAATAATTCGGCTAAGTTGTATTTGCAGGCTACTGGTCGTTTGGCTCCAGTTCAACTTCAGGTTGAGCATAGTGGTAAAGCCAGCGAGTTGTCTGATATTGAGTTGGCTGAGTTGATTGCGGCTAATGCTGCTTCTGAGCAGCGTTTCCGTTTGGAAACTAAAACGGTAAAGGTGTCTGATGGCAACAACTAATGATGCAATGTTTGAGGCTTTGGCTGGGTCGTACCCTGATAGGGGTCAAACTTTGGGTGATTTATTGTATGCGTTTTGGTCTGACAAGGGTTTAGAGTATCGTGGTTCTTTGGCTTATGATTGGCTGAAGAGTGAGGGTGCTTCTGGCGAAACTTTGGGTGATTTATATAATAACTACTTTTCGGTTGTTTATGATAGTGTTACTTTTGACATTAATAACCCTGATGAGTGGCTAGAGTTACAGGTTTTTGACCGTTGGGATACGGTTGAACAGGAAATATTTAGTTTAGTTTGGTAAAGGAACAGGAATCTATAGTATATGGCAACATTTAGCAAAACAATTCTCAGTGGTTCAACAGACGGTAAAGGCATTAAAGTTGCTGCTACCGCTACTGCTGGTACGCTTATTCACACTGGTTCAAGCACGGCAACAACTTTGGATGAAATCTGGTTGTACGCTGTAAACACTTCGGCATCGGATGTTAAACTTACGATTGAATGGGGTGGTGTTGCTTCACCAGATGACCACATTGAATACACAGTTAAGGCTGAGAACGGTCTATATTTGATTGTGGCTGGCGGTCTAATCAAGGGTAACGCTACTCCGCTTGTTGTTCGTGCCTTTGCTGCAACAACGAATGTTATTGTAATGCACGGGTATGTAAATCGCATCACAGCGTAAGGGTAAATCATGACTTCAAGATTCCCTGCAAGAACAACATCAGACCTAAGCGTTTCGTCTTGGGGGAAACCTGCTGTTGGTGCTGTTGCTTATGGTGCTGCTACAGGTGGAACATCTTCAACTATTACTGTTTATGGAAAAACTTATACGCTTTTAACTTTTACATCTAATAGCACTTTGAC